GTCTCGCAGCCATGCAGCGTACTGCACTCTGCAAGCAGGTCCAGTCCGGCGGCACGATGAATGCAGCCGTCCACACCGCCGCCGCCCAAAAGAGAAGTGTTGGCAGCATTGACGATCGCGTCAACGCTCATTTTTGTAATATCGTTTCTGATAATCTGCAATGGCATGAAACATACCCCCATTCTTCTGATCAATGCTCTTGTCTATTGAGCCATTTCATAACGCTATCAATTCCTGTAACTATCTATCTTCCTCCACAGTTCATTCATCATTTCTTCTACTGCTTCTTCAACCCGTTCATCTGCATCTTCTCTCAATGCCAATGCCAGCGAAAGCTCATCTACAATGTTTCGTGTGGACAATTTTCGTGGATTGTATCTCCACATCTCTACGCCCACTTGCACCTGCGAATTCAGCAAGCTATTGGTCATAACATCTTTCCATTGAGAAATTCTTTCTGCCGCATAACATCTGACATTCGGTGCGTTCAGCATGGATATAGGGTCTAACTATACAGATAAGTTTTGGTATAAGAAAACCCCGGAAAGCCTTGATTTTCCGGGGTTTTGTAAACCTTTTGATATAGTCTGAGCAGTCGGTTATCGCTTGCATAACTCCGAGTGCCGTAAAATGGGCGTTTCCGCTTCATTTGTTAGTTACGCGGCAGTTACCGCTACTTTCTTTCCAGTTTCCTTAATACTACATCATGCGCATACGATAAAGCAACTAATTCCGGCAGCTTTTAATTTTTTCTCTGTCTTCTCTGCGTTTTTGCGATCTGTATAAGCTCCCGCCTGGACTTTGTAAAGTCCGTTAATCATTCTTACAAATACGTCTTTATGCCCGGTCTTTCTTATCTTCTCAGCCATAAGCTCAGCGCCTTCTTTTTTTCTGAACGCTCCCGCCTGGACTCTGTAGTATTTCTTTTCTTCCGCTTCCAGGTTGTCGGTTTCTGTGTTCTTTGTATCGTAGTTGTATAATTCGTATGTTTCGATAAGTTCAATAAGTTTCTTTGCATATTCCGGGTCTGTTGCGTATTCAGCAGCAGCTACCGCTTTACAAGCTTCTTTGTAATCTGTTTCCCCGATTACCTTCGCGTATCTCTTATACTTCTTCAAAAATGCGCTATGATCTTTTACGGATTCTTCCCAGGTTGCGTAAGCTCTAAACTCTGCTTCTACCTGTACTTTCTTTCCGTCTTCGTATTCTGTAGTTTTTCTTTTTAATGTCTTTCCCTTCCAGTTGCTTGTAGCCTTGATTCCAAAAAGTGCATTGCCTGTTTTTGTCAGTTCTGATTTTCCCCATGCACTTTCTATAATTGCCTGGGCGATTGTTAAGCTCGCTGCTACTCCGCTGTTCTTCATATCAGTGGACGCAATAGCGCCCACTACTTCAATAAAATTCTTCTGCTCTGCGTTCATGTTGCTTATCCTCTCTACACTGCCTGTAAGCTCGATACAGCTACCCAGCTTTTAATTTCTTTAAGTCTTGCTTCCTGTACTCCGTTATTTACCTGGATTTTATCTACTGTATGTCTCTTCCCGCCGCGCTGTGTTGTCGGTACCGCCTTACCGCGTGCCGATGATAAGCCGCCATATACCGCGCCGTCTTTAATCGTTACAGTGCTTCCTACTGTAATACCTTTATTTCCCTGGTTTCCATTGTTCCCGTTTTTCTTAAGTCCGAACTGTTCCGCGATTGCTGTAGCTATCGCTGCCGCGATTTTGTCTTTCTTCGCTGTATAAATCTGCATATCGTCTTTGTCGTCAATAAAACATACTTCCAGCAACGCCGAAGACGTACCGCTTGCTTTCGCTCTTGCGATCACGCGCCAGTTTTCCCTTTTTACTCCCCTGTTCTTAAGTCCCAGCACTGCGATTTTCTCTACAATCTTTGTTTCTACTCCTACGGTTCTTTCCGCTGTTGTTACATAGATTTCCGTACCTGTAGTCTTTCCATTCCCGGCAAGGTCGTTTACGCAAGAATTAAAATGTACTTCCAGTACATAGTCATAATTCCCAAAATTTACCTGGCAGCAACCATTACCCAGGTCTTTAAAAGCGTTCCTGTTTGTCGGGTATAAATCAACCTGTGCATAATTTTCCAGTGTTTCCTTAATCTTCTGTACCATTACCACGGTTTCTGTCGCTTCTACTCCAAATTTTGAGCTTGCGCCCGGGTCGCCGTCCCCGTGTCCACTGATAAGTAAAATTTTCATACAATCACGCTCCCGTTACAATCTTTCTCATAATATCGTCTTCCGTGTCTTCTTCCGTAACTGTTACTGTATTGTAAACGTAATCATATAAACTAGAATTATTTTCCAGCATTTTTCTAAATTCTGCTAACGCCTGGTCTAATAATTTGTCGTACTGTTCTTCCGTGATAAACAGTGTTACAATCGGGAATCTTTCTACTAGCCATTCCCATACCATAGAACGCTTAATACGTCCCGTTTTGCTTTTCAATTCTTTTTCTGCTTCTGTTACCATGTAAAGCAGCGCTACTTTTACTTTTTCAAGCTGCTGCTTTGGTGTCAGCTTCATAAATCTAAGGATTGCATACACGGTAAGCAGTCCCAGGATAAGAAGAATAAAAAAGTATACCCAGTTTTCAAGAATCATTTTTACAGTTTCCATAGTTTCGCACCTCTAAAAATTCTGTATTTCTGTCGGTTCTAACGCTTCGTCTATGATCGTATCTGTTTTATCTTTCATCTTTTGTATAACTCTTTCTTTTGTTTCCTCTGCCTGGTTTTCTTCTCCCAGTTCAATAAGCTTTTTTATCATTCCAAGCTGTATTTTAATACCATTTTCAAGCTGTACCGCTTTAAGATACCATACCACAGCGGCAGCAAATACGCCGCCAGCCGTCGGAATGATATAGATAAACACATCTGTAGGCTTTTCGTTCCAAGCGAACACTAAAGCCACTAAGCAAGCGCATACAAATAGTATGCCCGTCCACATTACAACCTTTTTCTTAAATTCTCGCTTATTCTTTTTCCTGTTCATGCTTCTGCCAGCCTTCCAGGTCTTTTATACGGTTATTTTCTACTGCTATTTTTTCAAATGCTACTTTAGAATCCGCTTCTAATTTGTACACTCTTTCCGCTACGTTGTTGTGTTTATCTAATTTTTTTTCAATATAATCTAATCTAGTGCGCATAATTCCGTATATTGTACCGATAGATACGCCATAGACTACAAGCTGTATCAACAGCCCTATCCAAAATTCATTACCCAAAATACTAACCTTCCTATACAGAAGACATTTCTATTAAGTCTTCCTTCCCCGCTTCTATGTCCTGTATCATCGTTAGTATAATGTTGTCTTCTTCCTCTATCGCTCTGTATTGTTCCAATTCTAACAGAAGCCTTTTATTTACTTCTGTCAAATCTGTAATTACGCTGGCTTGTACTTCAATCATTTGTAAAAGATAATTATTCATTTATTTTATCCCTTATCTGCTGTTTTTCTTCTTCTGTAAGGTTTTCGTAGCTCTCTAAAATCTCTTCCAGGTCTTCGCCACGCTGTACCTTTATTTTTACACCGCGTACAATAATTTTAAGTTTTGCACCTGTCAGCATTAAATAGCACCCCCTAAGATATCCGCCATAGTTTCTACAAGCTCGTCGGTTGTCTCTACCAGTCCGTCGGTTGTCTCTTTGAGATCGTCGTACTTTTCTTCTGCTGTTTTCTTTCCCGCTTTCTCCGCTGCAATTCTCCGGGCTTCTTCAATCCATTTAGCCATGCTTCCGTTAATGCGTGCTTCCAGTTTTGCAGTTTCACGGGTGCAAAACTCAATCAATGTAAAACGGTAGTGTTTCGGTTTCTCTTCCGTTTCTTCTACCGTCTCTACATCCGTCTTAAGCTGTACACGCACACGCCCCGCCTGTCTCTCGACTATAGCCGCACCTGTCAGTACTTCCTCTTCTGTCTCTACGCCTTCTCTGATTCTTACCGCTTCCATTGCTTATCTTCTCCTTTGCGCTTTTTACGGTATCCTTAAAATACTTTACTTTCAGTCCGTAAGAGTCTGTATTTTTTATCCAGCCATAATAGCTTATAATACTTCTCGCATCGTGTCCGTTAAGTATCTGCTTCTTTCGTACCTTCCGTATTCTTCGTGTTATTCTTAAGCATATACTGGAACGTAAGGTAGTACAGTCCCGGTAGAATCTATAGCCTATAAAGTCTATTGGTCTGTTTCCCAGTTTCCCTTTATCATTTGTCGCGTGCACTTGTAATTTACTCTTTATGTGTAAGCCTATTCGTGATAGCGCATCACGGATACAGGCTACATACTGCCGTAGCTTCTTTTTATTACTACTAAATAATAACATATCGTCCATATACCTAAAATAGTATTTTATCTTGAAAATGTGTTTTATTACAAAGTCTACGGGTGTCAGCATGATATTAGCGAACCAATGCCCGAACGGTGTACCTATCGGTATTCCTCTTTTCCCCGCTGCTGTTTCCTTTACCCAGTAAACATCTATACACATAAACAGTAATTCAAGCAGTCTTTTGTCTTTAAACATTTTGATAAGCCGGAACTTTAAAAAGCAATGTAGAATATTATCATAGCATTTTCTAATATCCAGGGCTTCCCAGTACTTCGTATGCTTTACATTCTTATACTTCTTTCCCTTCCTGTTCTTCCTGGCTATTGCTCTTTCAATCTTCCTTTTGCAATATATCCCGCCTTTTCCCTTTATACTTGCGCACGAATACATATACATTCTTCGCATTAGAATAGGCTCGATGATCTGCAATACTGCCCGCTGTACAATCTTATCAACCATACATGGCTTAGCGATCACTCGTTTTTTATGCCGCACACCGTCGTATATTTCTTTTCTTCTCAGCTTCCGCGGCTTATATCTGCCTTCTATCAGAAGTGCCTGTATCATTTTCGTGTATTTGTCGATATCCCCTAAATACTTTTCTTTCTGTTGCTTTGCATTTGTCTTTTCGTTTTTCTTTGATTTTGTGGCGTTCGGGCTACTGCATACTGCCTTAATCGCCGTTTTAATGTTTTCATATTCGTAGATTTTTTCGTAGATTCCACCAACTCTTTTAGGTAGTATCTCTTGTTTCTTTAACTTTGGTTTCTTATTTACTGGCTTATCCATATACTACCCTTTCTTAAATGCTTATTCGGAATACGCCCGAAGGCATACCGCCCTGTAAATAGCGGCTTCCGGGTCTTCCCCTAATAGTTCCTTGCCAGTCGCTTATTTTTACCAGTCCTTCGCCGTGTCGGTTACTCTGGTAAGGTCACAGCTTGCGCCGTGTTTAGATAGTGTGCAATAATTCATATTTTCCATTGTAAGCATTAAGAAGCACCCCGCCGATGTTCCAGTTCGCGTTACCGCTACCGTTGTTCGCGTTCACGTAAGGCAAGCCCGCGTTAGCTCCGTTGTTCGCGTTACCGAAGACATACAAGACGTACCAGGCGGCTTACACACTAAATCCCTTTTATGTATTTTCTCTATCCTTTCATGTTTTCTATCTCCTTCCCGCCGTTTCTTTTGGGTAGTATATCATTTCATTTTGCAAATTCAATACTTTCCCCCTTTCCTTCCATTTTCCTGGAAATCTTTAGGTATTAGGGGGGCTGCCCGCCCCCGTTACACCCCCGGTCTTACTGGCGTTTTTTAAGAAGCACCCCGCCGATGTCCCAGTTCGCGTCACCGCTACCGTAGGACGCGTACACGCAAGGCAAGCCCGCGCTAGCTCCGTTGACCGCGTAACCGAAGACAAACAAGACGCACCAGGCGGCATTGTTGTTACTCCATAAGTACGCCCCGTTTCCTTTGCCAACCGAAGAACCGCCCAGCTTTTCACACCACATTTCTAACGGGTGTTCCGGGTCGAATCCCTCCAAAAGCTGCCAGCCGGACGTTGTAGGAAATGCGAAGCTTAATGCCTTATAATTCGGGTCTGTATCTCCTACGTTATCTTTCGTCGCTGTGTTGTCGTAGCATACATATAATTTATCCTGGTATCGGTTCACATTATCCACAAAAGCATACTGCCCGTTATGCTCATGCCCTAAAAGTAACATAGCGTGCTTACCGTCATTCGCTAAGCATCCGTCTTTCATCCCCAGGCTATCGGTTGTTCCCGATATATTGGCACAATGACTAATAATATTACCTACTGCAATATTTACCGGGTCGCCGTCAAAATAGATCGCTTTCCCCGTTACGCTTCCGCTGCTGTAGTCTTCCACTCTTGTAATTAGTCTCTGCTTCGCTACCTGTGCTCCGCCCAGGCTCGTACCAATTTCCACAGCATTCCCTACCAGGTATTCGTTAGCCGCTGTCGCCAATGCGATAACGATACGGTTCGTACTCTGTTCTGCTACCAGTGCTTTGTCCTGGTCTGTATATCTCAGATAGTAATAACCCTTACATACTTTTTCCTGGGTATTAAGGCTTGCATATTTCACAAGTACCAGCATACTGTACGCCCAGTAACTTGTACTATCCATGCTGTAGAAGCCTTCCCCGGCAGCTTTCGACCTGGTTCTTACTGTAGCCCTGGTTATTCTACAATCCGGGTGTTTTCCGCTCATGGATACGTGCTTACTTCCCATAAGCGAAGACGGATAGCGTCCCCACTCCCACGGCTCTATATATACTGCTCCGTCAAAAGCTCCGGCGGAAATCTGCACATATTCGTATGTATCGTCGCGCCAGCGCTTAAAATAGAATCCCGGATACTCTGTAAGCACCATATATTTTGTCGGGTCGTACCCCGGCTCTCCGATATATGCTACCGTTTCCCCCGTATCCATGTCACAGCATTTAGATACAATCCCCGCCCACGGCATTACATAAGAAAAGTCGTCTTTTCCTATCTTTGTGCCAATAGTCGGGTTTGCTTCCATGCCTACACTTGCGTCTGTACGTTCCCATGTGTCACTTACATTTTCTGTATTCCACACCCTTTTTACCCCGTAAATCGGCGCGCCTACCTGGGTATGGACTCCGGCAGCTCTTAAAAGCGCGTTTGTCTCTTCCTTCGTATATCCTTTAAGGTTCTGTGCTGCTTCTGCCCCGGCTGCTTTTACGTCATTTACCGCTTTTTCACTCTGCTCCGTAACGCTTTGTGCTGCTGCTACTGCTTTTCCTCTTGCTTCATTCGCTGCTGTCGCTGCGCCGTTCGCTGCTGCCGCCTGTTTCTCTGCTGTCGCTGCTGCATTATTCGCCGCTGTTGCCTTTTCTGTCGCTGCTGCTGCCTGTTTCTTCGCTTCTGCTGCCGCTGTAGTTGCTGCTGCCGCCTGTTTCTTTCCTTCCGCTGCTGCTGTATTTGCTGCCGATGCCTGTTTTTTGGCTTCTGCTGCTGCCGTGTTTGCTGCTTCCGCCTGTTTCTTCGCTTCTGCTGCTCCCGCGATAGCTTCCCCCGCTGTATCCAAGGCTTCGTTAGCTGTAGTAAGTGCCGTTTCCGCTACTTCTTTAGAAAGTCCCACTACTCTAAGTGCATCGGTAAGGCTTTCGTATTCGTTACTGCTCTTAATTTCGTCTTCGCTTACTGCTCCGTCGTCTACATTCAAATAGAATTTAGCAGTACTCAGTACACCGCCGGAAGTGCCGTACAATACCACATCTACAATAGCTGTACCCTTGCAAGTCGTCATTTGTCCGCTTATGTCAATGACTACCGTATTGTTTTCTTTTGTGGCATTTTTAGTAACCTGTTTTCCGTCCGCTTTTCTGCATCTGACTTCTACAGTATTTACCCCAGCAAGGCTATATTCCTCTCCGTTGTCTTTGATTTCTGCAATTACGCGACGCTCCGTATCGCCCATTTTTGCAAATACAACTTTATAGGAATCTCTTAAGCCTACGTCTAGCGTAAGCCGTGTGATCTGTTTATCCATTCTTTAACAGTTCCCCTTTGTATTGTTCAAATTCCATAGCTGCTACCGTAGCATTTCCCGCGCGTACATTTGCTAAGACACTTTCAAGAATCAGAACCGTAATACTTGAATGTAAGCCATAATTTCTTTCCGCCATAATAACCGCTGTATTGATATCCTTTTTCGCTTTTTCAATGGTTACGTTGAGCGGCTCGGCTACTCTCTTAGCTGCTTCCTCTTTTGTTTCTACGTGTTCGGCTTCTTCCGTTACATTTTCTTCCTGTTGTACTTTTGCTTCTTTTACTTTATTCTCGCTCACTCGCTTCTACCTCTTCCCGGAAGTTCACGCTTCCACTTACTTCTGTCTCTGTATTCTCTGCTGTAATTCCTTCTTCATTGTCTACGATTTCCGCTAATACATATTCGTCTTTTTTCTTCTCTTCCATTTTTCACTCCTACGTCCAATATCCAACTATTACCCCGTCTGCTACTCTTATATACGACGTTGAATACGACCAAGATATACCGCCGTTTCCAGTTCTTTGTATTGAGATCGCCGTACATATCGGTATTGTTCCTGTATATCCGTTGTACCAGGTGTTATTGTACTTAACTCCTGTCCCGGAAAGTCTCACATTATGCAGTTCGTAATTATGCAGATACATATTACAGCCCACATGCAGCCCGGCTTCCGTGTAAATACTATTCGCTCTCGAATAGCACAAAATCGTATCATAGGTTGTCGCGCTGCTGCTTGCTGCTCGCGCCCATGCCATGTATTTTCCCTGGTATTCCAGGTCAAATGTAAGCCCCTTATGGGCGTTGTTGTCTTTCCACTGGTTCGTACCGATACGCCCTACAAAATAATTATCCCGGTAAAAAGAGTTTCCCGACTGGTCAAATACCGTGCGCTTTCCAGCATTGGTTACTTCTCCATTATAGATAGCGATTTGTCCGGCAGAAATTTGTACATACTTAGAACTCTTATTAAATGCAATCAGTACATTATTGTAGTATTGGGTTATATAACTTCCCATATCTCCCTTTTCTACTTTGCTTGTGATATTGCTTGCATTTACTTTTATTGCAGCTCTAAGCTCGTCTTCGATTCCTTCCACCCGTTTTACTTCTGCTTCAATAGCGTCATTTGCTACTGTAAATTGTGCTTCGGCGTGGTCTTCATATTTCCCCAGTACTTCCACATCTTTAATATAAACCGTCGTGTTATCCACATAGTTATACACATAAAAGTACTTTGTCCCCGCTGAGCTTATAGTTATCTCCGTTTCGTACTGTTTAAATACTTCGTCGTCCATCTCTCCGGCTTTTGTATAATAGCTGATTCCGCCAAGTGATACCCTAATTCTCGCTTTGCTTATACTTCTTAAGTCCGCCCCGGCTTTGAATCTTACCGTATATGTCCCGGCTTTCAACTTCCAGCTCTGATACATATAAATATTAGACGTTTCCCTGGTAATGCTTGCTACGTTTCCTAAGCATTCGTCATTTGTGGCTTTAATGTTTTTGTTATCGCTCAGCTTCCACCCGTCCAGGTTTCCGCTTTCAAAAGTTCCATTTTCAACATAATTATGCTTAAGCTCATTTACTGCTTTTTTTGCATAAGTCTTAACCGATTCCGCCGACTGGTCTATAGCTGTATTCATACTTACTTGCGTAACGTATTTTTTTAGCTTCTCGTCCGTATCTGCCTTTGCGTCAGCTAATGCTTTGTCTGCTGCCGCCGTCGCTTTTGAATCAGCGTAGCTTTTTGCATTTGTACCCACTGTATCAGCATAACTATTCGCATTGCTTTCCGCTTCATCCGCCAAGCTTCCGGCTGTATCATCTACATACCGGAAAGTTGCATATTCTCTACTTGCTTCGCTTTTAATAGATTCCGCTGTTTGACTTATTGCAGTATTCATTTCTGTAGTAGTAACATATTTCTTAAGCTTTTCGTCTGTATAACTCTTTGCTCCCGCTCCTACAGTATCCGCATACTCTTTTGCGTTTGTTTCTGCTGCTCCGGCTGAATCATCTACATACTTATACGTTGTATACTTCTTGCTCGCTTCGGTCTTAATTTCTTCTGCTGTCTGGTTTATTGATGTCCCCATTTCGACCGTAGTAACATACTTCTTAAGTTTTTCTTCCGTATAGCTGTTCGCGTTGCTTTCTGCTTCGCTTGCCAGGTTTCTCGCTGTTTCATCTACATACTGAAAAGTAGTATAGGTTTTCTTGAAATCGCTTTTAAGTCCGTTGATATCATTTTGATAGTTTCTCTCTACAGTGTTTACTGCTTCGCTTATATGGGATTCTACGGACTTTCTGTAATCAATGCTGATAGAATCCGCCTTTATGCTGTCTGCCCTTATCAGTGCGCCGTCCAACTGTCCGACACATACATAATCTGCATAAAATCCCCTTCCAGTTCCGAAGGTCTTCCAGTCCCAGTCTTTCCCGTCCGCTGTACGTTCTGACGCGATACAGAAGCCCATTGTACCGATAGACGTAGCCCCGTAAGTCGGGCTTCCTTCTACCAGGTCTTCAAACAGTACCGCCCTTACTTCTGAAGGTTGTGATATATCGCGCTGGGCTTTTAATTGTGCCTTTACAGCGTCGATTTTACCGTATACCTCTTCCGCCTTAAGTGTCCCGTCTTCCCTGGTTACTTTCTGTATAATGTCTGCTGCGCTGGTTGTCTTGTCAAAATAATTTTCTGTATAATTTCCCAGCTCAACCTCTGTATTTTCCTCTTCAATGCAGTCATACACCAGTCTTATACATCTTGCAGTTACATTTATCTTAAGTTTTCTATCCCTGGTTAATACGTCGTCGCCTATTCCTGTTGTTGTCAGTTTCTTATAGTCTTTGTAGTCGTCCGTATCCGCAATTTCTACCAGGTCAACCTTATAATTTACCTTCGGCTTATCAAGTCCATTTTCGTATTCTTTTTCGCACCGCCTTTTAAGCTCTTCTCTCAAAAGTTCCAGGGTGCTAAAGCCTTCTTCCCCTTCCTGGCAGTCTTCCAGCAACTTAACATCTTCAAACTTAATCACTGCTGCCCTGGGATTCGCGTAATTTCCTATAAGCGGGCTATCTACCCACGGTTCTTCCCCTTCCAGGGTGTACCCGTTGTACGATTCCGGGATAATTCGTGTTACCACATCGTCTATACTTATATCTGCTTCTATCCCGGTCATATTCCGCCCGAACTCTGCACACGCTCCATAGTCCCCGCCCAGGCGGTCATTTATGATAACGGTAAAATTATCATACATTCTTTCGCCGCCCCAGCGATTTATAAAGCTATTTTCGTCGTCCCCGCCGATTGCTTCCATGATGTTTTTACGGATATAGTAAGCTGTGGATCGCGTTTTAATATTTGTCTTCGCCTTGTACTTCGTACCGCTTAAGATTATATCTAACGCTTCTTGCCCAGTCTTGTCCGTCGGTCTTACATCTACCAGCATTTCCCCGGCAGAATCATAGAAAATATGTCTTGCATACGCTGTTACTTCTGTCTCAGTCTTCGTATAATCATAGATTCTAAAAAGCTGCTTCTTTGAATACGGCGTAGGTGCTGCTATTACATTATCAGTTACCAGGTATTCCCAGCGCCCCAGGTCGTCTATAGGGTGTTCTAAGGTAAGCTCTGCCACTCCTTCTACAGTAAGTTCTACTTCGCACGTAGTCGGCGTTAAGGTCATATCTCCGTTACTTCCGTAGTCCTCATTACCTTTAACGTATACCTCTATCATTTATCTGCACCGCCAGTTAGGTTTTATCTTAACTGTAAATCCAGGGCTTGCACTAAATGTATTTTCCCCTTCTTTTAAATACAGGTCTTCATAATACCCGGTAAGCCGTCTGTTTGCCGTTTCCTTCAACGCCGTGTAGCAAAGTTTCAACCCGGTATCTATTACCAGCTTCCCGCCGATATTCGCCGTAACTTCCGTACCGTTTACAGTAAGTGTACATACACCGTCCCCCGCGATCTCATACACTGGTTCGCACTCTTCAAAAGCATTATACAGTGTATCGCTTAAGTTCCTGGTTTCTGCTCCCTCTGTCAGATACATATAGCCTTCGCAAGTAAATGTTACCTGGAATTTCCCGATACGCTTCGCTAAGCGCTCGTTTGTCCCTATTTCAATTTTCTTCACTTTGTAATAATAGCCCGGGTCGTCTGAAAACATAAGCATACCTGTACTTTCCTTAAGGAAGCGCCGCTTTATGCTTCTGAAATCTTCCGCCCAGTCTTCCGGGTCGTCTGACAGGAAGTTATAAGTAATCTCAATGGGAATATCTTTTAATGTTCCTTTTTTTCTGTATAAATTCCCGTCCCTTCCCGGTACTTTTATCTCGTCGTACTCCTGTTCTGCTGTAGGGATATTAGGGCGGCTCACGGGCTTAACGCCCGCGTCTCTGTCCCTAATATTGTTGTATATCGTGTAATATACACCGTTCATTATGCCGCCCCTTTCGCTTTCTGCTTGCTCTTTTGGTCTTTCGTTACATTCTTAACTACTCGCTTTGTTGTCTTTCGTGCTATCTCTTTTCCGTCAAGCTCAGTAATATTTGTGATTTCTACAATTACTGTCTTTTCTGAATCGTCCGTAAATTCTGTAGTATCTACTCTGTTGTTCAGTGCTACTACTTTCGCACTCTGCTTAACCTCTGTTACTGGTGTTATCTTCGCTACTTTCTTTGTAAGTGTTCCCAGGCTCTTATCTATGTCTTCTTCAACATTACCAAGCTCGTTCGTAAATCCTACGCCCGCTCCTTGTGCCATGTACTTACCTACTTCGTCCTGGAATACCCGGGACGGCGAATGTATACCCAGTGCATTTTTTACACCGTCTACAATTCCGCTAAAGAAGCTCTGCACTTGCCGTCTAAACCAGCCAGCGGCATTACATATACCATTCCATACACCCGTTACGATATTGTAGCCTACGTTTGCCATTTGTGACGGTAAGGAAGCTACACCATTGATTACAGCGCTTACCAACTGGCTCGCTGCATTTCTTCCCTGTTGCAGTAGTCCGCTTCCCCAGTTTGCTACAGATTGTATAGCGCCCTGTATTGCGTTCCAAACTCTGCCCGGCATCTGAGACAGTGTTGAGTATACATTACTCAAAATATTCATTGCTGCCGTCTTCGCCTGGCTTAACATCTGCTGCCCCCAGTTCGCCATATTTGTAATTGCGCTTACTATCGCGTTCCAAATTTTCCCCGGAAGCTGGGATAAAAAGCTTACGACTGTCGTAATAGTATTCTGTATATAATTAGTTGCCTGTGTGTATACCTGTTGTCCCCAGTTCTGTATATTTGTGATCGTGCTTACTATCGCGTCCCAAATCTTGCCCGGAAGCTCTACCAGGAAGTCCACTACGGAAGTTATCGTATTTTGTATATACGTTGTTGCTTCCGTGTAAATCTGCTGCCCCCAGTTCTGTATATTCGTGATCGCGCTTACTATCGCGTCCCAAATTTTGCCCGGAAGCTCTACCAGGAATGTTATTACCGTGTTAATGAAATTCGGTATTTCTGTAATCGCCCATGTTACCAGGTCAATACCGAACTGTACTACATTCCCGATTGCTTGACCGATTACATAGCCGATTTTATACGGCAATTCCTGGAAAAATGCTATTGCATTTGTTACAAATTCAGTAGCAGCCTGTACAACTGCTGCCTTCATGTTTTCGCCCCAGGTCGTTACTGTCGTAACTGCTCCCAGGATTGCGTCCCAAATTTTCCCTGGTAATTCCTGGAAAAATGTTACAACGCTCGTTATCGCGTTACTTGCTGCCTGGGTCGCCGCTGTCTTTACATTTTCGCCCCAGGTCGTTATCTTCTCAACCGCTCCCAGGATTGCGTCCCAAATTTTTCCCGGTAATTCCTGGAAAAATGAAGCGATATTATCTACAATGTTCCGGAAAGTTTCGCAATGTTCGTACAGCAGTTTAGCCGCACCCGCGAACGGATTCGCCAGGAATAATAGAATATCTTGCCAGTTATCTTTTACAAAATCTACAACCTTGCTTAGCGCGTTCGGTATTGTTTCTGTAAAGAATTTTGCAATTTCTCCTACTACTTTTCCTACCGTATCTTTTACGATGTTCCAGGCATTTACTACCGCTGCTCTTGCGTCTTCATTTGTCGCCACAAATCCGACTATAGCCGCTACCAGTGTAGCAACCAACGTAATAATTAACATCATCGGATTAGCAGCCATTGTTATATTAACAAGTTTCTGTATGGCATTTAGCGCCACTTCTGCCGCCGTAAGCCCCTGTATTGCTGTTACTACTCCGTTAATTATCGACGCTACCTTAAATACCGCAAATCCCGCACCTATAGCAGCCAATAAGCTAGCTATCGTGTCGCCGTGGTCTGCAATCCAGCCCAGTCCTTCCAGGATTTTAGGTAATACCGCTACAATAATTTCACTGGCTTTTTCTACCAGGTTTCCGAAACCTGTAGCGATCTTATCAAGCGCGCCGCTCAGCTCCCCGCTCGTTAAATCTGTCTGTAAATCTCCTATTACGTTCGTAATATTCGTTACTGCATTTTTAAGCGGTGTCTCGAACTTTTCATAAGCAGCAATTCCAAGCCCTTCCAGCCCGCTCTTTAATATCGTAATTTTACCCTGTAAGTTATCATTCATCGTTGCCGCCATTTGTTCGGCAGCTCCCGTAGAATTTTCTATATAACCGCTCAACTCATTGAACCGCTCGCCGCTGTTCGCAAGTAGCGCGTTTACGCTCTTAAGGTCTACTTTATTAAAGATTGTATTTAAAACTTCTGTCTGTTCTCCCTGGGTCATATTCCCCAGGATTCCGTTAAGGTCTTGGAAAGTCTCATTTAGCGGGCGCATATTCCCGTTTGCATCGAAGACTTCAAGCCCTAATTCTTGCATTTTCTTCTTTGCTGTATCTGTCGGTGCTGTAAGGCTTAAGATTACATTTCGTAATGCTGTTCCGCCTTCCGCTCCCTTTGTTCCACTATCCGCAAATATTCCTAATACGGTATTTGCTTCGGTAACTCCGCCCGCTAAGCTCTTAGCCGTTCCGCCTACAGTAAGCAGCGCTTCGCCCAACTGCTGCACACTGGTATTACTCTTTTGTGAGGTCTTCGCCATTTTATCTACAAAGCTTTCTGTAGTTCCGGCTTTGTCCCCTAGTGCGCTCATGCTGTCCGTTACCATATCGGAAGCTGTCGCTAAGTCCATTCCCCCGGCTGCTGCCAGGTTTAGAACTGTTGGTAATGTCTCTACCGCTTTGTCTGCATCGTATCCGGCAAGTGCCATATAGTTAAGGGCTTCTGCTGCCTGTGTCGCGCTAAACTGTGTTGTATTTCCGGCTTCTTTTGCTGCATTTTCCAGTTTTGTATAAGCTTCGCTTCCCCCGGCTATTTCCTGGGTAGTCATACCCATAGTAGCCGCTACCTGGCTCATACCGCTCTCGAAGTCCATTCCTACACTTATCGCGCCTTTTGCAAGTTCCTTTATACCGTTGGCAAGCTCTTTTACTCCGCTTATGATCGCGGAAGAAATAAGATTAGCTTTAATAACGTCGCCCAGGCTTATAGTTTTGTTCCCGGCTTCGTCCATGTTACTTCCCGCCGTCTGTATTTCCTGTCCGAAAACAGTCCATTTTTTTCCGGCGTTCGTTAATTCTTCTTCTGTGTTTTTTAATGCTGTATTCTGTTCAGTAAGCGCCGCTTTCGATTCATTCAGTTTAACCGTATTCTTCGCTATCGCGTCTTCCTGTTTCTTTACAGCATTTGTAGCCTTTGCGTGTGCTTCTTTTGCTTCTTCTAGCTGTGCGTTTAGTTTTTGGCTTTCCTCGCTGTCTTTTCCAGTCGCCTTAACGCTATCTTCGTGGGCTTTTGTAAGTTCTGCTACCTTCTGCTTTGCTTTATCTTCCTTCTCAATCAGTTCTGTAAGCTTCTGCTTCTGGGCTGTTAAGTTGGTTTCCTGTAGCTTGATCGCGTCCGTTTGCAGCTTAATCTTACTTGTAAGCTCCGTCTTTTTCGCCTTAAGTAAATCTGTTTGATTTCCTAATGCTTTCGCCTGTGCTGCTTCTACCTTGTATTCACTGGTAACAAGCTTCATTTGCGTAAGCATTGATTTCATTTGACTGGTAAACTCGCTTGTATTCGCCCCCACCCTTAGACTTGCACCAGCCATTTATTACGCTCCTTATGTCTACTTTTCCCGGTCATATTCGACTTGAAATACAACGTAGTCCAATAAGTCGCTTAAATCTGATTCTAAGCACTCCTTATAGCTGTTCCGCATACTTTTTATACATATCTGTAGGATAGCGTCTAGGTTATCCCCGTATGATCTCCATATATCTTCCTGTGTCGTTTCTTCAATGTATCCGTTTTCCTGGTCGTATTCATCGAACGCGCTACCCTGGTCTTCTTCCAGCGTTCCGCCCAGCATTGTACCGAGATACCTTATTTTTTCATTTACAGAAATATCTATGATTTCTACTATCGCTCCAAACGTGTCTATAATGTCTGTTACGTCCAGCCGTTCTATTTCTTCATTCTCTACCCTGTCGTTAAATACAACCTGTATCACGGCAGCGTACAGCTCTAATAAGTCGTCTTCATCATCTGTACGGCTAATTTTTTCCATAAGCTTTATAAATCTTCTGTAAGCATATGTCGTTATTCTGTATAGCCTTTTATCTCCTTCCTCACATTCCAGGTAATAATCTATTACCCCTGTGAGCTTAAATTTTTTTTTGCGCCCGCTGCTTCGTCCTTAAGCTTTTTAAGGATATTCGCGTTAATTAGTCCGAAGTTAAAAATAATCTCCGAAACATCTTCTAAAGATTTATTCGCTTCTTCAAAAGTAAACTGATTATCATATACCAAAACGATAGTGTTAATCATTTCATCTAACTCCGTATCTGTATATGTCTGTTTCTCCGGGCGCGTCAGTCTTTCGTATACCTCGCGGAAAGCTTTGTATTTCTTTCTTCCAATCTTTCCGCAATCGTATTCTTTTCCGCCGATTGTAATAATATTTGCTTTCCCTGTCTTTGCCGTCTTTTCTGCCTGTAAATTGCTCTTATTCAGTATTTCCGCATTGATAAGTGAGAAATTAAGCAGAATATCCGGGATTTCGTCCAGCGCGTCGCTGGCTTCATCAAATGTAAACTGATTTCCGTATACCACTACGATAGATTCAATCATTTTGTCTAAGTCTTCATCTGTGAAAACCATAGAATTAGCATCCTTTTTTAAAAAGCTATCGAACGTTTCGCAAAATGATCTGTATTTTTCTCTTGTAATTTTTCCGCTTTCATATTCTTTATCGTTAATTGTTATTTTCATATTCGCACCTTCTTAGCGGTGTCAGAATATGACACCGCCCCTTTTTTTCTCTTTTTACGCTGCTACATCTGCACTGTATTCCTGTACTTTTGAGAACCATTCTGTAATAGCCTTTTTAGCGTTTGCATGTTCTTCAAGTAATTGTGATTCGTCCACCTTAAGCGCATAGAAGCGTTTTGCTTTTCCGTCTACAGTATCCTCTTTCTTTCTTGCGTAGAAAGTAAATGTAATCTTCTGTGTCTGAGCTGTCTTCTTATCTTTGATTGTCTCGTAGGACTCTTCCGGGTGTTCTGCCCTTCCGCAATAGTACCATACAAATTCGTACTTTCCGTTGTTCTGCTTTGCTCGGAATCCTAAAGCGACTTCCTTCGCTCTGTCGCTCTCTGATTTTACCAGGTAGCCGGATTTATACAGGGAATCAAACAGTAACGCATAGTCGCCCGGTGTCAGCCTGTTTACTTCCAACTCAATTTCCGCTTTTACAAATGTTTCTGTAGTGCCCTCTACTTCGTCGTCGCTGTATAAGTACTCTACCTCGAATGTCTCTTTAATAGTTGCCGTGATTGCTTTCGCCAGCCTGGTAGGTACGTCCGCTGCATAGGTTGCGGCTTCGTTTGTAGTAACTTCCGCTACGCAAATATCCTTTAAGCCTACTACTCGGCTTCTCTCAATCGTCTGTTCATTTTCCTTGACTTTCATTACCTTAGTCTTCTCCTTCGGTATTTATCAAAAAATAAAATCGCGCTGCTTTATGGTATATTTTCGTGTCCTGTTCATAATCATCATTTCCCGCAAAATATGTAAAGCCCGCCTTCTTAAGTAATTTCTTTATTTTCCGTTTCAAAAGAAAACAATCTTCTTCACTCCATATATCTACCTGTATATAGTATTCTTCTGCTTCGTTCTTATCGTCGCTATGATTCGCGTCGGTATCCATTATATAGTAAAAAGTAATATGTGTATCGTTTATATCCTGGTTGTACCAGCCTTCTTCTACGTGCTTTCCCGTTATACCTATTACATCTGCTATATACGCCGTTAAATCCAGGTCTTCGTTATTCGGATAATCCGCCATGATCTGTTTAAGCTGCTGCTTTTCTTCTTCGCTCAGAAGTGCCATATTATCCCCCTAACTTTTCCTTTAAAACTTTCTCGTATTCTTCTTCTGCTATGCCCTTTAGTGCGCGATATGTCGGGCGCGCTGCTTCCAGCATGAATTTTTTAGGCTTATGCATCGTCGTACCCCATTCATGGAACTTCATGTAGAAAAATGGCGAAGTATCGCTTTTTTCCCAGCCTATGACTTCTCCATAGTTCCCGCTTTGTGTCGTTCCCTTCTCCGGGACATTATCCGCCGCGTGCTGCCCTGTCCTGCTGCCACGCCGCCCGGACTTCATAGGGTTTTTACTGTATGCTTTCTTCCTTATCTGCCCTTCCGATTCTTCTAAGCCGACTTTCCCGGCTTTCTTTACAATCTTTTTATTTAAGGCTTTTAGTTCTGATTCTGTACTAAGTCTTTCTATTTCCCTCTGTACCTCGTCCAGCCCTAAAAAATCCATGGTAATATCAAAGCTCATACTACTTCTTGCCCTTTAAGTATCACTTTCCGGCGGTCGTATTTGCCGTAATCGGCATTGATAAGCTTAAATATGCGTTTGCCCCATACTACCCGGTATTCCTTTGTATTTAAGGCTTCCAGGGCTTTACAGTACCGTGTTTCAAAGTTCATTACATTTTCTAACTTTGCTTCCAGGGCGGTATACAGTTCTTTCCCGTACAGGCTCTTTACTTCACACCAGCATTTTAAATAGTCGTCCCACTTTTCTACTGGTCGCCCTTTTTCTACGGTCTTTTGCCGTTTCTGTATCATTACATACATTTTACCTACCCCACATTCGCCAGCTTATCCAGGATAGTTTGTGTTATCTTATCCCGTTTCGTGTTATTACTTACTGTAGTCCCTCTTACATCGTACATATCGCCTATTACTTTCTTCTGTAAGAGGGTTGCAAGTCTGCAACCTCTCTTATATTCTTCTTCACTACTGTATTTATCTTTTTCACGGTATGCAGTACCCACACAACCGTCTATATATGCTTCGGATATATCTATAAGCTCCGTGATATAGTCGTTATCATCGTCATAGCCTACCCTTAAATATTCCTTTGCTTCCTGCAATGTGATCGCCATAAGCCACTACCTACGCTGGCGTGAACTCTATTTTAAAGTCTGCTCTTTCGTCCAGTTTCTCACAATCAAAGCGCTCCTGTACTTTTAACGCCAGTTCGTCAGATTCAAAGAATACAGATTTGTCCGTAGATACTGTATAGCCTTTTCTCTCGAAGAATTTAACCAGCGCATACAGGTTTACTACATAAAAAATCATTTTTCCTGTAGCGCTTGCTGTAATATCTTCATCACTCAGCGTAATAAGTTCTTTACCCTGGAAATATTCCTTACCATTTACTTCTTTAACCAGGTCTAAGTTTCTTCCGTTCTTGTCTTCCTGGGACTTCAAGTACACGCTGCCGGAAAGATTTGTAATTACTACTACTCTTCCTCGAAGTGTAGGTAATACTCCGTCAATGATTTTCTTTACATCTCTCCAATCTTTCGCGCCTGTAGACTTGTCTACCGCACTTCCTTCTACGATCTGCATAATTTCATCATTTTCAGTATTTACCCCAGCTTCCGCGAAGTCCGGCTTAATAACTTCCTGTACGATATTAACGGCTTCGTCTTCCTGTAAATCGTTCGCAATCGGTACAAGCGCGCCGTAATTTTCAATGTTGTACTGAATATCCTCTGTATTTGCTGCTTCTCCTGTAAGCTTCGTTCCAGATTTATACTTTTTCAGCTTTTTACCGCCAATTTTTGCGAACGGCATTTTACCATGATTAGAACTTGCTTTAATGATATGGCAATGGTTTTTAAGGCTCGGGAATCCCGCTCTTAATACCTGGATATCGTTTACGAACTGTTCCGGCAGAATAGCGGCGTTACCGTCAATATTTACGGCAGCTCTTTCTTCGTCTGTCAGTGCTGCCTTTCCGTGTAAAGCAAATTTCACGGCAGCTCTCAGCTCGTTTACTGCTCCTGTTGTTCTGCTTTCTTTCTGTTTCTTCTGCCTTCCCAGGTCTTCCCTCTCTTCGTCGTCCTCTGCTTCTCTTACTGCAAGCAATTTCTGTAATTTTCTCTTTTCTGCTAAAGCTTCCTCTGCCTTATCCGCGTCTCTGCTTTCCAGGTATCCGTTAATTTCTTCTGTTTTCTGTACAATCTCTTCTCTTAATTCCTGTACTGTCATATGGTTACTCCTTGTTATTTTCGTCTGCGATTTCCAAAAGTCTCGCTTCTTTTTTCAGCTCTTCCAGCCGCTTCTCTTCTTTGGTATCTTCTTTCATACGTTCAAAGCTTCTACAGTTAATTTGTGAACTGTCATAAGCCGGGAATGTACACGGGCTTACTTCCAGCAGCTCCGCTTTTACAACACTTCTTTTGTACATTTCTTCGCCTTCGTGCTGTACTTTGCTCCATTTATCTTCTAAACAGATGAAACCGAAGCTACTACCGTCTACATCTCCACGCTTCACGCTTTCCCGTACATCATTTCCCCATGTGTTATTAGGTAAATCAATGTCGTAATTCAGCCCGGCAGTATCCCCCGTGTTAAATCTGAGTGTATCCGTCTTCGTGCTTCCAAGTGGTCGGCTTGTGTCGTGATTCCATAACGCTTTTATCTCGCTTCCGCTCTCTTTGCATCTGCTTAAGCTTTCATCAAAGCACCCGGCGGCGATTTCCTCTAAATATTTATCGCCCCAGCGGTCAGTAATAACTACAGGCGTATTATACTTAACTGCATAACCGCCAATCGTGCGGCTTTCTTCGCCTTCTGCTGCCGCCCTTACTTCAAGCTGTATCCCCTGGTACGCTACATAATTTCTTCTTTCCTGGATTTCCGCCGCATCTTCTGTACTGTGTGTATTATTCTCCGGCATTTCCCTTTGTATCCTTTCCTAAGTCCTTAAGCTTAAGCACACCAGCATTTACTATAAGGTCGTCCCCGTCCTCTGTAGTTTCCCTTCCAAGCTCTAACCTGGCTTCGTTCGGCTTTATGATTCCGCCCGCCACATAAGCGCATAATATTTTTTGCTGGGTTTCCGGCGAAGAACGCAAAATAACATTTGTGTTATGCTTCGCTTTATATCCTTGTGCCCTGTCGTCTTTTGTTAAGCAGCCCCACGTTACTTCCTGTTCGATAGATTCATACAGGATAAGCAGTGTATCCACTAAAAAACTTAACTGCTGCTGTTCCAGCGAATTGTTATTTGTGTCTTTCAAATCGTTAAGCTGATACATTTTTATACCAAACAGCGCCGCGATCTGACTTATAGACATTCTTCTTATCTGCTCATACTGCGCGTCTGCCAGTGATAAATTTACGGGTTGTACATTAAATCCCGCCGGAACTGTAAAGATACGCTTTCCTTTGCTGTACAGTTTTCCGAATTTTTCCTGTATCTTTCTAAGCTCTTTTTCGTCCCTTATATCGCTTGTAAGCTGTATTACCATTTTGTTAGTCAACCCGTTATCAAATAACGTATTAAGGTAATTCTGCGCTTTAATCTGTACGTCTATCGTGCTTTTTACGATAGTCCTTACTGCTTCCGTGTTGATTCCGTCCATAGTAAAGCCTTTGAATATCAGCAAATCCTCATAAAAGGCGCTTTCGTTCATTCCCGTACCTGGTACTTTGAAATCAACTAAAACTTTATGCTTTTTTGTTGATCTGAGTACACCCGCATCGTCTATAGTGATTCCTTCTATCGTGCAAGGGTACAAAGCTTCTATTTTCCCTTTTCTTCCGTACACTTTTACCGCTCCGGCTATGCCTTCGTGCTGCCTGGTAGCTTCTATTGCCTTCCAAAAGTCTACCGCCGTCATATACGGGTTTGGTCTTAAGCTCAAAAGTTCATATAACGGGTGTTCTTTTGCCCTTCTTTCGCCTGTTTCCGTGTCCTGGGTAAGATATAGCGGCGTTTTCGCCACTGCTTCCGACAGCTTTTTTATACAGGTAAAGTAGGTTGCTTCCTTCATTGCCGCCGCTGGTTGGTCTTCTTCTATCCCGAAAACCTTTAAAAAAAGCTTTTCTTCGTCCGTAAGTCGCGGCGTATCGTCTACTTCTTCGCTTCTTTTTTCCAAAAAATCCAAAAACATTAACTTTTACCGCTCCTTACTACCATAATCGCGACTGCTGCCAGCTCAGCAGCTAAAACATACATACCGATATGCGGGTTTATGTCGTATGTCGTCCCAAACACTACCGCCATAGCTGCCAATAATAGCCCGTCTGCGATCACTATTTTTTTCTTTATGTTTTTTAACTTCTTAAGCATATTTTTTCCTTCTTACATCGCGTCCAGGTATTCCACCGGGTTATAGTGTTCAATACCATTTTCTTCGATGCACAATAGCAAGCCCATAAGCATAGCTATTACACCGTCGATTTTAAATTTACTTTTCTTCTTGCTGTACTTAACTCCTAACATTTCGTCGTAAACTGCTATACAGTTCTTCGCCATGAATCGGAAGCACTCATTTTCTGCAATAATCAGCCTTTCGTCTACTAATAGGTTCTCAAAATCGTTAATAACCTGTGTCATGGTCTTAGTTCCCTGTCCTATCGGGATAACGTCCCAGCGGTCTTCTAATCTGTTTATGATTGTTGTACTTCCCCACTGGTCGAAGCCTATCTGTTCTATCCTGTATTTTTCGTCCAGTTCTACCGCATGGTCTAAGAAGCGTTCAAAATTTACATATTTTCCGTCTAAAGCTATCAAATCGCCTTTTTTTATCCAGTACTCATAAGGGTTATTGTCCTTATGCTGCCTGTATGCTACCGTTTCTTTCGGCGTATACAGGTACGGTACTACGATAAATCGCCCGGTTGTCTCTTCATAAAATACCAGGACAAAGCCCGTAATATCATTTTTACTTGATAAATCCAAGCCGCCCCAGCACTTCCAGCCTTCTAGGTCTTTCGTGTCTACCTTTTTCGTACACAAGTCCCACAAATCCATATTTATAGCGCCTTTTTCATGGTCTAACGCTACGTGCTGGTTCAAAAACATACGCCTAAACATATTTTCCTGTAAAGGCATAAGCCGTATACGCTTCGCATAGTTCGCCAGGTCTTCCAGCTTCCTAAATACTCCTAACGCCGGGTTTGATTTATACCATTGTGTTTCGTCCTCTACATTGCAATCTTTATCAGCTTCGTAAATCCTATAGTAAAAGCTCGGGTCGTTCACTTCCCCGGCTTCTATTTTCTTCGCCATAGTGTAAAGCTGCATTTCCGGGTTTGCCGGGTCTTCTCCACTGGAAGCCGTTGTAATTGTCATTATTAGCGGCTCGTCCCATGCTCCCTGTCCCGTTCTTAGCTTTCCATACATTTCGTCGTTTTTTGCCTGGTGTATCTCGTCCAGGACAGCCACATAATCGTTGAAACTGTCGGCGTTGTCCGCATCTGACGACAGTACCATAAGCTTATTACCGTTATCTTTTCGTATAATGGTCTTCGTGCTGCTCGTAATCTTACAGTAGCGGCGTAGCGTCTTATTTGCTTTTATGAAATGCTCTACCGTTCCGTACAGCTCGCCCGCCTGTTTTGTCGTATTTGCCGTTAAAATAAAAAGCGCGCCGAAGATATGCCGTTGACAGAAAAAGAGATATACTACTATAATCGCCGCCAGGAATGACTTACCATTTTTTCGCGGTATATTTATATGTGCTTCTCTATGTTTCCGCTTGCCGTCGCTCCTTCTCTTTACGCATAGGATTTCGGTTATTATTTCAAACTGAAATTCTAATAAATCAAAGTTTCGGCTTGCTCCTCTATCATTGGTCAACTTCGACACGAACTTAAATACTTTCTTTGCTTCCTCTACATCGTAGTAGTATTCTTCCGTATCCCACTTCTTTTGTAACTTCTCCAACCAGGCAGCTAAAAGCAGTTCCTTGTTAATCATGTGCTATCATTCCGTCCAGCTCCGCGTCTATGCCGCCGTCGCCTTGTGCGCTCTCTGCTTTCATTCTCTGCCGCGCCGCTGGCGTTAATCCTAATTCTTTCGCCCAGGCTCTCATTTCCGTCTGTGCTTTATTTGCTATGCTTACTTCTGGTCTTTGCTGTTCGTAACCATTATCGCCCACTTCCATACTGTAGCCTTTTTCGTCTATGATCTGTTCGCATTTCTGCCACTTTGCATAATTCGTACAGTAAGCTTCCAGGGCTTTAAGGTCTTTGTCCGTAAATTCTTTTTCTTCTTCTGCGAAGATTTTCGCAATCCTTCGCCATTCTTTTTTAGCCGCATTGCTTAACCACTTCGGGCAAGGTTTCGGCTTGTTTTTTTCTGTCTTTTTTTCTTCATTCTCCATACTGCCACCTTCTCAGACACCCCCCTATACAAAAAATCGGCGTTTTTTTTCAAATCGACTTGAACTCGGGACTTTTAAAAAGAAATAAAAAGTTTTTATATCCCCCCGCTGTCTCCGAACTCGCGCCGGAAGCGCTGTAGCATATCGTAAAGCGTTCGCTGCATCTTCTTTTTTGCCATGTATCCGCGGTCATATTCTTTATGTATGCGCCTGTGGTTCGCTTCGCTCAGCCCTATTACATTGTCTCGGTCAAGTCGTCTATGCCATGCTTCCGTAACCTCTTCTATGTGGTGGTACTGCTCCGCTGTTATCACTATTCCCGTTGTGTAGTATTCAAATATATCTACGCCAAGTTGCGCCGCTTCCTGGTTGGCTCTGAACCCTTCCCAGGCTTTGCTATTATAGAACTGCTGCCGCCGGGCTTCCTCTTCGTTCTCCATACGCTTACGCTTGTATTCTCTGTACTTCTCTCTGTCTGTGTTCTTGTGCTTGTCACAATACTTAACCCCAGCTTCTACTACCTTGTGGCAGCCCGGGTAACTGCATAACTTCTTAAGCATCTATCTTTCTTCTTTCATAGTGCCGCCCTAGATTTCATGCGGCACTTGGGAGGTTTAGACAAACAAAAAGAAGAACCAGGCAAAGGGTTCTTTCCTTTACCTAATTCTTCTTGCGTTTGTATCTATAGATTATCATAAAGTTTCTTTAGTTTCAATTCTTTTTTGTTATGTTTTCTCTATAGTTTGCTGAGTTTTTCCACGCTTTTTCCTGGTCGCTGGCAGTCCATGTATGCGCTTCCAGTTATTGCTCTTGTCCTGGTTCTCACGTAACAACTGCTGCCGCCTTCGGCTTCGCAAGTGTTCCCTGTCTTTCTTCCTTAGTGGGTATACGCGACACTCTTTTATATCCGTTATCTTTTCCATTGTCATTACTTTGTTTCTTCTCCTGCTACTTCCAGGTTAATAGGTTCTATCATATCGTCCAGCATGACATAGTAAGGCTTCTTATTCCCTGGCGCTGCTTTTAAATTCACGTAACGGAAATGTACAAAGTAAGCGTACATATCTTCCATGTTCGGCAGCTTCCGTATTTCCTTTACTGTACCTATCTTTCCCAGGATATGCTTAATATGTTTCTGTCTTACGCCTACTTCCTTAAGCCTGGCTTCGCTGCATATCACTTTTACTCTTTGTCCTTTAGTAATCATAGTCCTCTTCCTCTCCGTCTTCCGGCTCGCAATACTCGCACATAATACAGCCTTTTCTTTCACATTCTGTTACAAGTGTTGTTATGTTTTTGTACTTTCCGCACCACATTGTTATTCCCTTTCCGTGTCAGATTCTGACACCTTTTATTTTTCTTCTTTGCCTAAGTATTCCTCTATATCCATTTGTCCCGGTAAGTCAGCTTCCTTTTTTTCTTCGGGTCTTACTTTTATTCCCAGGATACACCAGCCTTCTTCTAAGCCGCTGTAATCTTCCAGCATATAGATAATATCCGCTTTTATCTCCCTTCCTGTATTGCGTCCGTCTTTGAACTCCATAAGCTCTAATACGTCGCCTTCCTTGTATCCCCGGTCATTCTTCCGAAGTTCAAAGCTTTTCTTACCGCTTGCCACATCATCAAAGTACATAGCCGCAAGCCGTATAATGTGTGTCTTTGGTTCTGCTGCCGCCGCTTCGCTCGGTAGTGTCTCCATTTTCTTATCATCGGACTGCTGCCGTAGCTTCGCTTTTGTATCCCGGTCTATTACCGCCTGTTCTTCCTCATACTTTTGTTCTTCTGTCTTCTCCGCTTCTGCCTTATTCGTGTACTTATCGCACTTTTCACAAGTTCCCGTTTTTACGTTGCACTCACTGTAATATAAGCAAGAATAGCATAGGCTCGTAATGCTTTCCGGGTGTGCTGGCTCGTAATCGTCGCCCGGCTTCCTTTCTGCTTCCTTCTTCTCTTTCTCTTCCTTTACCATTTCCCGGACATCTTTACTTAACAGTTCCCCGTTTTCAATAACTTCATGCTGTTTTGCTTCCGGCAGCCTGGACGTTTCATAAGCCGTAGAAAAGTTTATTTTTCCGTCCTTAAATGCTTCCTTACCTTCTTCGCACAAATTGTTATTGATACTGTTGATCTGATTTATTTTACCTGTAGACTTCCCGGTAGCATTCGCTATATAGTCTCTCATTTTTCCCTCTATAGTCAGTTCCCCGGATTCCCTGGCTTTTACCAGGTACTTTGTAAACTCAGCTACGCCGTTCGTTAATTCCCAGTCGCTAAGCTGTCGGTTAAAGATATTCGCACTATGCAGCGTCAGCATAAACAGGCTTTCGCTCATTTCTTTTATTTTGCAGTCCACAAGCTTAAATTCGTCGTGTCCACGCTCGATATTAAGGACTGCTGCCGCTGTACGTCTATGTCCTACTATTATTCTGTCTTGCCCGTCTACACGCCCTACTATGATTTCCTGTAGCTGTCCGACTAAAAGCATATTTTCCGCCAGTTCTTCTATATTGTCCTGGCTATACTTGTTATGCTCTGACGGAATCAATGTACGCGGGTCTAAGCGTACCTTTCTGTAGTCCTTTGCAAAAATAATATTTTTCTTGCTGTTGGCGTTAAGTCTGTCGCCTATGCCAATCTTTCCCATTGCTGTATCTCCTTTCTGTTACAACGCATTTTATTTGATGCCATAATTTGCAGAATTCGGAAAATTAAAACATCCCATTTTTAGCCTTGTTATAACGGTAATAATTTTTTCTATTACTGTTATAACAAGGATTCCAGGGGTTCGGGGATGGAAGATCCCCGTATTATTTCTGCACTATTTATTTCTCTGAAAATGGCATATTATAATGTGCTGATCAACACCTTTCTACTGTTCCCCTATTTTTTCTCCTGTGCTTAACCGTCTTATCCTTTTTCTTTCGTCTTCGCTTCCTTCTTTGTATCCGACTTCGTACCCAGTTTCGTATCCGTCAACAAAGCCACCCGCTTTTATTCCGCCTTCATGCCCTTCCCGGTATCCATCAGTCTTACCAGCTCTGTACCCGTCGGTAAAACCGCCCGCTTTTGTTCCGTCTGTATATCCTTCCGTATATCCGTCAGCCTTCCCGGTTTCGTATCCGTCTATAAAGCCGATGCTATACTTTGCCAGCAAAACCCTTCTTAATGTTTCCTTGAACTCTTCAAACATCTTTACACTCCTACTTTTCTCCAACCCCTATAAACTTTCTGACATTCTGCAAAAATGTTGCGCTTTCTTGTAATGTATCCCCTATACACTCTTTAAGGTTCATTTCTTCCAGCACAAGTTCTAACTGCTTAAGCTGTAAAATTTCTTCCTTAATCGCGTTCTTAAGTCCACTTATGAAAATTTCTTTTGCTACCGTGTGTACTTCGTCATTAAAATTAAATTCTGACTTATTCCCGTAGATATGATCTATGTATTTTATTTTTCCACCTTCTACGATAAGATACGGGTTGTTATTCTCTCTTCTGCCGTCTTCGCCTTCCGTTTTACTTTTCAGTCTTACCGCATAAATCATTTTTTCATTTCGTATAACTATTGTTTCTTCAACTTTTTTCATTTTCCTTATCCTCTTTCCCCCATATACTCTAATACCAGGTTCTTATAATCTCTTGTCGCTGCGCTTCTCGGTGTTGTCTCTAACAGGCTTTGTCCGTTCTCATACGTCCATGCTGTTACCTTCTTGCTATGTCTGATATGCGTATCAAATACGTGGTATTTGCTATTTCTTAAGGCTTCCTCGCCTTTGATTACATCAATATCCTTTGTGTACATCGTTACCAGGCAGCGCACACTTTCCAGCTTTTCGTTATACGGTCTGATTTCCTGTATAATGTCGTCTAACTCTTCCATACCGTCTAAGGCGTTCTTATCTGCCTTAATCGGTATAATAATGTCTTCTGCTGCTGCCAGGGCGTTCAGTACTTCTATTCCTACTCCTGGGTGGCAATCAATAATACAATAATCGTAATCTTCTTCCACCTGGTTAAGTACGTGTCTGATTCTTCCCATCTGATCGCCGTCTTTATCTGTTATAAGGTCGTCTGCTGCCGCTACCAGGTTCATATTAGACGGGATAATATCCAGCCCCCAACGTCCGCTCGGTACAATTACATCTTGCGCGAATAAAATCGGATTTCTAAGCACTTCTTCCATGCTCAGCGCGTCATAGCTGTGTTTTTCAAAGAACTTTGTGACTGCTGCCTGGAAATCATTATCAATCAATAATACTTTCTTCCCGTGTACCTGACTCATAATCAAAGCCATGTTAATAGCTGTTGTACTCTTCCCTACTCCGCCTTTTAAATTTACTACTGCTGCTGTTCTCATTCGTTCTACCTCGCTTTCTTTTATTTCACTTTCCACGCTGCTAAGCCCATATTTTCGACCATTAAGACACAATAGCCGTCTAACAAGCCTTCTTTTTCTCTTTCTGTGCTGTATACCTGTACTGTAAGCTTTTTCCCGGTAAACTTTCCATTATCTTCTTCCAGTAATATTAAAACATCGTCCGGCTCATATCCTCTGTCTTTCAATATCATGTATGTAGAGTAAGACGCTTCCAGCTCTATAGCTGTGTCCTTATCGCATTTCTCATAATATTTCTTGCCTATCTTTCTTTCGTCCGGCTCAATATGTAGTTTTCCTTTTAACCATTCAATCGCGTTCATTTGCCTAAACTTCCCTTTCTGCGGCGGCAGCAGAAAAGCCCCGCCGCTGGTGCTTCGTTGTCGTGTTACGTGTGTGATATACATTTCCTTGCTTTTTGCCATAACCATAAGCAGTTACAAGCGTTTTTCTCTTTCGTACTATTCTTTATGTTGCTGGCAGTAACCCGGGGCTTAATACGTCGTCTACCGTCCGCCCCTGGCAGCCTTTGTTATCGCATTTCCGGCAATCTGTACCGCAAAAGCCTATAAACCGTTTCTTGTTTACCCGTTCTGTAATCTTTGCTTTTTCCTTCGGGTATGTGTCGCTTACTATTTCCAGGTCGTCTATAGTTCCTTCCAGGTATGCAGTTATAAGCTCTATTGCCGCTTCGCTGCCGTAGACTACAACCGCCTTCCCGCCAATGCTGTTTATCATATCTACAAACTTAAGCTGATTGTCCGAAGCTTTGTTGTTTCCTACTTTCAGCTCTACATACAGGTTGTTATACTTCCCGGAAGCATACGGTAAGCAGATATCGCTTACGCCTGGCTTCATGCCCTGGCGTTTCAATTCTGCCCCAGCTCTTACGCTTCGCTTTCCTTCGTTTGCTGCATGGTACATAGCCTTAAGTTGTGGGTATTTACTCTGCTGCCAGCGCGCCCAGTCAAATATAAGGCGCTGCGCCTGGTCTTCTGATTCCGTCATGTTCATGCTTATATGTCTTCTCCCGTGATTATCATTATCGCTACGCCTATAATAATTATTATCGCAAGCCACCACATAAGCCCTACGGTTAGTGATGTTCCGATTTCTGCAATTATAAGCGCTGCTTTGTCTTTGCCTTCTAGCTTTTCTCTGTAGTACCCTTCCTCTACTTCTCTTATCTCTCTACGCATATCATCTATAAGCAGCCACAGTAACGTAAATGCAGCAGCTACTACAAGCCCGGTAAGATAGATTGCTTTAATCATCTTTTTCCCCTTCTCTCTGTGCCTTCTCGCTTGCCTTTTCCGGCACTTTCGCAATATATGTACCTACTGCCTTTTTGATCTCGCCTGCCTTTTCTTCTGTGATATTCTTTCTATCTGTTTCTTCCTTAAGTACCGCTGCTAAACCTTGTCCAGTCAGTGCGATACCTTCCGCTAAGCCCTGTTCGTAACCATTGTTGTAACTTTTGTCGGTTACTCTCGTTAAATAGCCATCCAATTCCTTACGGCTCATTCTCTTAATTTTTCTTGCTAAGTCTCTGTCAATTCCTAAAGTTTGTCCCATTCTAGTTCTGTCTCCTTCCAGGTTTGGTTAATTTTTACAAATGTGTAGGTAAAGAACGTATAACCCGTCTTTTCGTGTATTCCTTCCTGTACGCTGTCGCCGTCCAGGTAATAGGACTGCTCCAACTTCTTCGGAAGCCTTGCGATACGGTTATACCAGCCTTTGTCTTTTACTGGCTCTTTCCTCAATACCTTCGGTTTCCTTAAGTTCCGTGAACTATTCCAGCGCTTTCCTTGCAGTGCGTCCGGGCTTCTTAACATTCCGTCGCTTTGCTTTATCAGATACGACGCTAATTTAGCGTACTGTCCTGTATCATCTAGCGGGTTGTGGTGTGTCCTTCCTCTTCCCTTCCAGCACCGAACTATAGCTTGCTGGCTTATCTCTTCGGGTGTATTTATGACTAAGTGATGATGCAGCGCCCCTTTCTTCCCGATCTCCATTACATGAATGTACTTAAACGGAATACCGTGGCGCTTATACAGCTTTCGCATTTCCCTTAAGAAGTCGTCTGCATCTTCCCGCATCTGTTTTCTTCCGGCGGGTCTTCTCTCCTTTCTGTAGTCTAATACCAGGTGCGTATCCCCTTCCTGGAAGTTCTCATTTATCAGCCTTCTTAACTTCTTCTCTGCTGCTCTCTTATTCACTTTTATCTGTTCTTCTTTTGTAAGGTTCTGTCTCTTTCCCCTCTTTATTCCCTTCTTACCGTACCTACTGCTATAGTACTTCATTACCTCTATAGTCTTACCCGCTTGTACTACCTCTATGATGTATGGCATATATCCTTGCTCCTGTTCCTAAAGTTAATACTTTTATCAAGCTTGAAAACTGGTTAAACCCCTTGTATTTGCTGGGTTTCCAGTTGCTTTTTTGCCGGATATTTGCTATACTATCTTTGTGAGTTTAAGTACAGCTTTGTACGGCAAAGCCGCTAAGTTATTTCCCGATAACCTAGCGGCTTTTCTTTTTGTCTATCTTCGTTTTCGGGTGTATGTGCTTACGCTTCTTTCGTTAAGTCTGCTGCTACCCTTTCATATTTTTCAATACTCAGCTCGTAGCACGTTCTTACTTCTGTTTTTTCATGTTCCAGCTCTTTTGTGTACTCTCTGCTTTGCAAGCGTCCCTGTACTTCGATACAGTCCCCTACTTTAAGGTTTTCTGCTGCTCTTGCTGCTGTTCCATTCCATGTGATTGCCGGGATATAATCACTTACGCCGCTTTCATCTTCTCGCCAACACGCTAAAACCATATCTGTTATACGGATTCCTCGCGGCGTTGTCCGCATATCTCCAATCTTGCATACATACCCGGTCATAATTACGCCGTTTGTATCTCCTGTGTACTCTTCGTCTGTGATCTCCTGGGCGCGTACCGAAATATGCAGCTTGCTATGCTCTTTTCCTTCTAAGTTGCGTGTTCTGATTCTTCCAGTAACCTTAAGTTTGATTTGTAAAATATCTTTGTTTTTGTCGATTGCTACCAGGCTTTCAAAAGCTGGCGTACCTTCTTCTACAATTACCTGGGTAATATCTTTAATTCCACTTACCCTTTCTGTTGCAATGCTAAAGCCGTAGTACGCTGTTCCTTGCTTATCTACGCTTACCTGGTGCGGATACTCTAACGGTTCTCCGTACAGTGTTATATAGTTATTCATCGGTTTTATTCTCCTTCTCGTCGTTCTTTGCTTCCCAGTATCTACCTTCACTTTCGTAGTAAAGTTTATACATTCCCGGCGACCACTCGCCCGTTACGATCGCGCTATCCATACTCACGCACAACCCCATATACTCGGTTGTTTCATACGGGTAAGTGCCGGAAATATGTATACAGCCTTGATACTCTCGCGTTACGCCTGTATCGTCTGTTACCGTAATTGTTCCCCATGTGTCTTGTTCTGTCTGTATCTTCCCGGTTTCCGGCGCTACTGCTGTTACTTCCGGCTGGTTCTCTTTTGCAACAATCGCGGCAAGTAACGCAATACAAACTACTGCGATCATTCCCGCGATTCTCTTACTACATTTAGTGCTTGCTCCGATGATTCCTAACAACATCAATACAACCATTATGTATAAAAATATTTTCAGTCCTAACACTCGTTGTTGTACCTTCCCCACTTACTTCTAAATTCAGCCAGGCGCTTTTTAAATTCGTCCTGGTCTTTCTTCTTCTGTACTACTTCCGGGTCGTCCTGGCTTTTTGGTTCTGTTCGGTGTCTTAAGTCTTTTCGTTCTGCCGCTGTAAGTACCAGCGTTGTACCGTAAATGTCTACATAATGTTTTTGTCCACAAGCTCCGCATCTATGTACTTCATTGTCCTTAAGTCCGACCATTAAGCGCCCACATTGTAGACACTTCTTGTTTTTCTTATTTTTTATGCTGCCGACTCTTTTTAATATCATTTTTTCTGTTTCCCTTTCTCTTCCGGCGTTTCCTTTGCCGCCAGGAACATTTTAGTAGCGATATAGACGGCTTTCTGCATCGAAGTATCAAGCTGTCCTACAAGCTCTAAGGCTTCGTCTGCTCTTGCCTTCTTCTTATCCATACTAATAGCTGCTGCCATGCTTTCGCTCCTTTCCCGTTCCATATCCGAACCCGTAACCGAAAGTG